TGAGCAGCCATCTGCTGAGATTGTTGATTTATTTGTGCTTGTTGTTGAGCTTTTGCAGCTTGAGCCTGTCTTTCTTCATCGGCTTTAGCTTTTCTTCTAACCTTTAACATTTGATTGGCTAGCTTAATGTTCCTGATTTCTCTTATATCAATTGCATCCTCAAGACTAATATCTTCTTTAGACAACGCCATCTGAATATTTTGTTCTAACAGTTTTTCTTGCTCTTCATCTGGTGCTACTTCTATAAATATTCCAAAATCACTTAAATATAATTGAGATATCTCTGTTAATATAGCAACATTAAACTTTCCTACTTGATTTACAAACTCTTCTCTAAAAGTAGAAAACTCTAGTAAATCAGCAATTCTGCTTGAAAGTGCAGTACACAATCTTTCACTCATTACTAATCCAGCATCTAAAATGTGCCTTGTTGCTGTATTACTACTCAAAGCTGCTAATTTTTGCAACCCAACTAAAGAATAAGAGTCTGGAGTTGATCCGTCTCTTGCTTCATTAAGTCCAGTAACATCTCTTAGCATTTGCATATAATGATTATATGTGCCAACCAAACTTTGTATTTTTGCTTGTCCAGAATTATTGTTTAGTTGAGTAATCGGAACTCTAGCATTATTAAAGTCTCCATCTTGTGTAAAAGACCTACCAATAACAGAACCTGTTTGAAAAAACATTCTTAAAGCGTCTTCTGGATTATAAGTATTACCAGTTCCTAAGTCGACTTCGTTTAAGCCATCAGCATCAATAAAAACTCCATCTGGAACTACCCTTGCAATAACTTGTTGTAATTTTAAATGCGTAATTTGAATTAAGTCTGCAAAAGTTATCATTCTTCTAACTAACGACTCCAATATACCTTTATACATTCTAGGTGCTGAAGCAATAAACTCTGGATACACTTCTTGTGAAGCAGATGCAGGTCTTGCCATGTTTTCTGCCATTTGCCACTTCAACATAATGTTTGTACCCATAACCATTACTCCTTCATACCATACATCTATTGTTTTAGAAATTTTTTCAAATTTTCCTTCTTCTTGCATTTCTGGCGTAGGATTAAAAGTGTCATCTTTTTCGATTACTTTTTCTGCTCCTAAATTATTTACTTTCTTTTTATAAGTAAAAGTATGTGTAGTCTTGTAGTTAAAAAATAAGCATGTAGCGCTATCTTTACTAAACATACTGTTATTATAATATTGTGCTGTATTATTATAATCATACCAGCTCTGACTATACTTCGATATTTCATCCATATCTGCTCGAGTAAGACTAGGATCTATTTTCTTCAACTCTATTATTGGTAGCGTTTTGATTTCACCCCAATAAAAACAATCTTTAAAATTTGGATCTTCTGTATAACTATAAACTACATTTGCTGGATCTACATACTCAATGGATATTCCTGAACCTGGTTTAAAAGAATGTTTACACATTGAAACACCCAAAACCATTTGGTCATAATAAAGTTGTTTTTGAATATCTTGATATCTATTTTCTGATAAAACTGTATTTATTGCTTCTTCCTCTGCTATTTCTATTGCAGGTTTATATTTTAACTGCATATGTAAAGCAAGTTCCTCATTGTTTTCTGGAACCTCCTCTTCGCTCATTCTAAATGTATCTACGCCAAATTGTTGTTGAACTTGTTTCATTATTGGCTTTGCAAGCATATCTTTTTCTAACTCTTCCTGATATCTGCTTCTTTTATCTAATGACATTCCGTCTTGCGCATAGGCTTTTACTTTGAATAACCTATCAGCCATTCCATTGACTACAATATCTACAAATTTTGGAATAATAGGAACAGGTGTCCAATCTAAGTTCAAATAACTTAAATCACCATCAATAGCTAGTTCGTTTTTGTATTTTTGTATGGATTGTTCTCCACGAGCATATAGACGAAGTCTATGAAAGTCAGCCCATTGATTGTAAAATCTACTTTGCCCACCATCTTTTCTGAACCACTCATATTGAATGGCTTGCCCTATTTGTAATCCAAACTCTATGCTGTCTTTTACTGAATCGGAGACGAACTGACTTGGAAAACCCTGTGGGTTAATTGTTATTTTTACATCCTCCATTTATCTTATAATTTGGCTAAAACTTCCCGTATTGTCATATCTTGCAAAGTTAAGTTTTATTTTTGATTTATTTTTAACGGGCTGATATAGGTTCCTTTGCGTAGCCATAACAGCCAATCCTGAACTTATTGATGCATCAAATCGAGTTCTATTGTTAATATTAAACCTTGCCCAGTCTTCAAGGGTTCTTGTAAAATACATTGAACCCATAGTGTCAGGATCTCTAAATGTTCCTAAAAAATCTAACCCTACATACTTTTCAATATATGATTCTATAGCAGCAGCGTGAGCTTGTTTTATATCTTCACTTGAGTTAGGCATCCCTCCTAATTCTTTTTCAGATTTAGAAAGTTTTGTGTAAGTTTTATCAGGTCGATTCATCGAGTAAGCTCTATACCCTCTATTTTTAAAATGATACAGCAACCTAGGTTTGTTGTTCTCAATCAATATAGGCATCCCATAAAATACACATGCCATTAAAACATCTTCAAAAAATATTTCTGCAGTTTGTGGTCTTGCTATATATTCTAAAAAAAATTCATTTGTTGGCCCTTCATCCATGTGAAATTTAGTCATTCCGTGTAAAGCCCCATTAGAACCTCCACCTCCAACTGTTCCAGAAATATCATAACTGTCACACCCGAATGCCCCCATATGCTCATTGCCTGGATATTTTTTTCCGTTCCTTGTGTAAGATTTATTCTGTAAGCTTCTATTTGGTGTCCATGTTACATAAAATCTACCTCTGTCGTTTGGGCTAAATACAACTTCAGTATCTTTTACTCCATTTTTCCAAGAAAACGAACCTCTAGTAATAAATTGATCTTTTATCAAAGATTCATTGTAATCTATCTGTTGATATATTTTTTGTAAGTTAAAAAGTGATTGCTTGCTTTCATCTCTAAATGCATGATTCTCTGATCGTGGAAATTGTCTATAAAATTCATTTAATGCGTCTGCATCGTTTTTTAAACTTTCCACTTCGTTTTCCCAGTAATCTATAGCGCCTTGATAAATATAATCACCATATATGTCTATAGTTTCTTGCTCAGGATTTCTAAATACAGGCATTCCGTGCTTGTCTATAAAACCCTCCATGTTCCATTCCATTGGAATAAACAATGAATAAAGTCCACTTTTAGTCTGTCCATTTGCATTTCTATTGTTTACATCTGAGTCATAAAACAATTTCTTGAAACTATCTCCACCTTTTTCTAATGAATTAGATGTGCTACCCATCATACATTTTCCTATAACTTTACTACCTAATCTTAAACAGGTTTTAGTAACTCTCCAATTATTTAAAATATTGTTTGGTTTTTCCCACTTTCCTGATTCATCATGAACTAAAAGTTTCAACTTTTCTCCATCATAACTGTTGTCTCCTGTGTTTTTCCAATCTATAGTTGTGTCCAACCCTTCTACTAAATCTACTTCTTCAGTATACATATTCTTTTTTGTAATCTTTGAAGCTGGAACTCGGTATGCTAGTTCTGTTTTTGGCTTGTCCATACCATCTTGAACGGGCTTAAAAAAGAACGGATAGTTGTTAGAAATCGGAACGACTTTATCTGTAAACATTTTTTTTGCATCTGCACCAGTTTTAGATAATATACCTATTCTTGCATCTTTTGAAATAGTACCAATATTAGCACATTCTTCACTACCCATGTAGGAAAATCCTGAACGCCTAATTTTTAAATAACATATTCCAAAAGACCGACTATCAGCTTTACATGCTTCCCAATACAAATAAAATATTCTATTTGCCTCCCTATAGTTTGGAAAACCTACATCTATCTTTGTCCATTGCAAATACATATAGTGTGAGCCCGTAATATATGTTTTGTCTCCATTGTTGTAGAACCAAAACCCCTCTTCTCTTCTATCAAACTCAGTTTCAATATAATCTACCCATTTATCTTTAAATGTTGTAGGGGCGCTGTGCCAATTAAAAATACTTTTAATTCTAAATAATTCTTTAGGATATTCAAATCTTTCCCAATACTGTTCAGTTTTTTTTGAGTCTCTTTTGTATATTTTTGATGGAGGTTTTGGTAATGCTATTCTCAATCCATTAATATTGATAACATCTTCAATTTGACCTGATTTAGATATTACAATTATATCATGCTTTTCATCATAACCATACTTCCACGACTTAGCTTTATTTTTCAATGCCAGCGTGCTTTTGGGAACAACATCTGTTAGTTTCCTATATAATTTATTTTGATTTTCTTTCTGCAAAACCTCTTAATGTTTTATCTTTCTTTTTTTCTGTAGATTCACCTAATAACTCTTTTTCAGATTCAATCCTGGCTAATATTTCGAATGCATCAAATATTGCAAGTTTTTTGGTTGCTGCTGCATTTTTTAATCTATCTGCAGCCAGTTCATCATTCGGATCAGGCTTAATAATATCCTCTTTGGCAACCTTAATTAGTTGTGCCACAGCTCTATGACCAGCTTTAATAATTTCTAATTTAAGTTCTTTGTTATTCATGAATTAAAGTTATATTGTTGGTAAACATTCTATAAAGCTTTTCGCCCTCCACATTATATTCATATTCGCTATTAGGTTGAAAAGAAATTAAATCACCTTCCTTAACACCTAAGTTTTTTAATTCATTGTTTGAATATTTCAAATATCCCAACAAAGGCTCTTCCTCTAAATGTGTTTTTAAATAATGATTTTTTTTGGCAATAGGTTTTATCATACAATATTTTGAATGACAAGACCATTTATTATTTTGTTTATACATATAAAACTGATCAAAGTCAATAAAAAACAAATCATCCTTAAAAAAGCTTTTACCACTTCTTTCCCTACCCTTCATGTCATTATAATATTTAAAAACATTATGATGAACAAGCAATAAGTCTCCTGGTTTGATTTCTCCTGTGTAGTTTATAGGAGTTTCTTGAACAATAGCATACCTATTGGAAACGGTATGATCCTCTTTTGAACTGCTTACAATAAAATCAATGTCGCCAATTCGTTTTGTATTGTCATACCTTTTTCCATTGTAAGCTTTTACA